GAAGGCAAAGAATGTCGCTGGTTATCGTAACTACGATTCTTCTGAGTTTGCCTCTGCTGGTCCTCTTCTGGACGATGATGATGCTATGGAGGCAATCTGGAAGAAGCAATATTCTCTTGCAGAATTCCTGACTCCTTCGGAGTTTAAGACTTATGAAGAACTCAAGAAGCGTCTCAGTTCTGTTCTAGGAACTAAGACTTCTCGTGTTGATGAAGAAGTTGAGGATGAAGATGATTCTCGTGGTTCTACTCGTGAACTGACTTCTGATCTTCGTGAAGAGATCAATAACCTCCAACCCACCCGCCGCGCTGCTGCGGTTCAGGAGGATGAGGATGACGATGCACTTTCCTACTTCGCCCGCTTGGCAGAAGACTGATTAAGTGCTATAATGTGGGGGAGTTGGTGCTCCCCCTTTTTTTATGAAATCTGAATTTTATATTGATAAGATTTCTAAGAAGCAGGCAGAAGAACTCTTACTTGAATATCATTATTTGAAGGATATCTCGAAGGGATTTAAGTCGGGATATAATTACGGATTGTTTCAGGGAAATGAGTTCTCACCTCTAAATATTGGTGGACTAAAAGGGGTCTGTATCTTTACAGGACTGCCTGTTCCAGAAATTGCAAAAGGCGCTTTTGGACTTGAACGAAATGAACAACAAGGACTCTTTGAACTCTCACGACTCTGCATTCATCCACAAACTCAACAGAGCGAGTATAATATCACTTCTTGGTTCGTTTCAAAAGCGATTAGACAACTGCGAAAAGATACTGAAGTTAAGGCAATCATCTCTTACGCTGATAGTGATTTTCATACTGGCACAATCTACCGCGCTTGTAACTTTAAGTATTGTGGTCTTACAGATCCAAAAAAAGATTTCTACTATTCAGATGGAACCAAGCATTCACGCGGCAAAATAAAAGGTGCTGAGGGAGAATGGAAAGAACGCTCCCGCAAGCACCGTTATATAATGGTATTTGATAAGAATCTAAAAGTCTTATGGTGAGGTATTTAAAGTATTTTCTGTTCTAATCAACTTAGTATTGATGTATTGTGAAGATTTCTCATAATACATTATAGATCTGATATCATTCAGATATTGTTGTAGATATTGTGGTTTTAGAATATAAATTGATCTTTTTTGATTGTTCTTATCAATCTCATAATCATAATTAGAAATACCAACGACAGGATTTAAAGTTATATAAGGATTATCTGGATCTGGTATGGTAAAATTAGAATCAACTACTTTTCCTGCTGGTAAAATTAAATTTCCATTAGCATTTTTAACTTCAGTAGTCTGATAATATTTAATTTCATATATCTTATCAAGACCATATTTTTCTTCAACAAATCGATACAGATCTCTATTTGAAAGAGGCCATTCATTTCTAACATTTATAATGTTTGCCGAAAGTAAAACAACCCAATCTAAATCTGATGATCCGTATATTCTTTCGGCAACGGTATCTGGTCTTTCTCCTTCACTAATTTGATACCTATTAAAGAGAGTAAAAACATTTTGCAAATCATCACGAAGTTTTACTCTACGAAATAAGTTCTTAACTCTTATGTAATTAAGTGAAGAATTTTTAGTTGGTAATTGAGATTGATACTCAATATCTGGAAGTTCTCTGAAGTAACTCATCTTAGTATCCTACTCCTGGTCCTGCATCTTGATCATTATAGTCTTCTGCATAGATTGGATTAAGTTCTTTAAAAGTTAATGACATCGATGTATGTACTGGAGTGCCATCGGAATATGTTGAATAGTTTCCAGATGCAGTATAATCCAATCTCATATCTAATAATGCACAAGTTTTAAATGCATTTAGAAATGGGTGAGATCCGTTTCCACTTTTATATTTAATCTCAAATACATCTGGTGCGCTTATTAGTAGTCCAGATCCAGGATTTCCAGCACCACCATAAGATGTTTTTGCAGACATCGATCTTTTAATTGTTTTAATAATTTGCTTTACAACTTGACCCTCATATGCATCTCTGGGTGCGAAATCAAATGTAAAACTAAATTCTCTTAAATTTACACCATTAAATAATAACTCTAAATTAGGATTTACTATTGCTCCCGTTGATCTGGAAAGAGCACTTTCAAAACTTGTATTTGCACCAAGATTACCAAGAATTTTACTCACAATTCCAGCCTGCACACCTCTTTGCCCTTCACCAGTCTGAACAGAATTTGTTGCGGTTGATACTGCGTTGTTTAATATATTCCCAATATCTGCTGGATTTTTAATTAGACCTTCTACTGCAGCAGCACCTGCTCCTGCTAAAGGATTGAGCCTATCTGGACCCCAATCGACAGAATTTCCATCTGAAAGTTGTTTAGGAATTGGTAAATGAATATATGCAATTGGATTTTTAAGAGATCCAGATTCTTTATTTCTAATTGATGAAGTTCCAGTTGCAAAATTGAATGTACCTGCAGCAGCATTAAATCCTGGTGCTTTATATTGTACGATTTTTATTTCAAGCCAATCCGAATTTCCTTCTAACTGAGCATTTGGATACCTTAACGGAACTCCACTTGTGGCAGTTTGCGACTGTGGAGATTGTGGTATGGGTTGATTAGTAATACTAGCATTACCATTAACATAATCCGATAATGGTCTAATATTAGAAACATTATCATAGGATACTGTACTATTTGGACTGGTTGTACTCAGATCTATGTTATTTTGTGCTAGTGTAAATCCAGAGATTGGATCAGCCATATATTTTTTTTAACTATTTATTTTTAAATTTTGCAAAAGGGATAGTTTGTAAATCTTTAACTTCTTCTGGATAAACTCTATGTAAAGAACCAACAATTTCTTGCCAACTATATTGCCTCGGTTCTCCCCAATGAAAATTAATTCCTCTAAATCCCCATTTAAAAATATCAGTTACTGCAACGAACGGATGAGCATCATAAGTTATATTCGATGATTTGGGATTATATATGAAAACATAATATTCTCCTGTATCTGGCACTACTTCAGTTTCGGTTAAAACTTCTAATATTCTTAACATAAAATCATCAGGATTTTCAAGACCGATTAACTCGCTTAAAAGAGGACGAATTCTGTTACTGTGAGTATCAGATGCTTGATTTTTTTGTCTTTGCTTTATAGTTTTTCTTGGCATCTTAAGACCTTATATTAAGATCATCTTCGGTTAAAATTTTAAATCCATACTGCCTATCTTCACACCATTCTCTTGCATATTGCCATTTAGATTGATTTTTTGCATATTCCATTACTTCAGTTAAATATCCTTTTGTTCTTCTTTGGGGTTCTTTTGGAGGTTTTAGTTGTTTTTTAGGTTTAATTTCAACAAGATATTTTTGAATCGAACCATTTGACATCTGTTCTTTTACATAGAAATCTGGAAAATATCTATGAGGACGATTATCAATCGGAGACTTATACCAAATAAAGATTTCTTCACTTGACCATTCTAAAATATGTTCATTAGAATCTAAGTATTTCATATACTTTCTTTCCCATAGGGACCTCCAAACTACATTTGTAGGATCTCCTTTATATTTTTGGGGATTTTTGAGTTTGTATTTTCCTTTGTATGACATCTAAATAACTACATAATAAAAACTTAATAAAGGTATTTAGAGTGCCTATACGTCGCCCTATATCAGCGTTTAAGAAAACTCTCACAAACCTAGCACAAACATCTCATTATCAAGTTATAATGGATGCTCCTTATCCTGTGAGAAGATATCTATTGGATAGGGGAGTTGATCCGTTTTTTATTACCGAAAACGTTGGTCTTTTGTGTTCTTCGGCATCTTTACCTGGTAGTTCATTTGCGACAGCAGATATTGTAGGAAACTTTACGGGTGTTGTTGAAAAAATGGCGCATACCCGCCAATTCACTCAGATTGATTTAGAATTTTATGTTGATGCAGATTATCGTGTAATTAAATTTTTAGAACACTGGTGTGAATTTATATCAGGTGCTTCACAAGTTAATCCTGGAAGAGATGGATATTTCTTCAGAATGAGATATCCATCAGAGTATAAAACTAATCGTACAAGAATTATAAAATTTAATAGAGATTATAAGGCAGAAATAGAATATACATTTTTTGGAATGTTTCCAGTTGCTATGAATAATGTGAGTGTTTCATATGACTCATCAGGTATATTAAAGGCATCTGCCACATTTAATTATGATCGTTATGTTTGTGGACCAATTACTAATCTTGATTTTGTTAGGGGAATTAATTTTAATAACGTTACCAAACCACCATCACAACCACCAGTAATTTACAGAACTGGCCAATCTTTAGGTAATGAAAGTGGTGTAAGAGGTGTTCAATACACTCCAGGAAATGTTAATCCTACGATAGTAAGATAAATAATCTTACTGAATTTCATAGGATATTATGCCATTACCAAAAGTATCTACACCAACTTATGAGTTGGAATTGCCATCAACTGGAAAGAAGATTAGTTATAGACCTTTTCTAGTTAAAGAAGAAAAGGTTCTTATCATCGCTATGGAGAGTGAGGATCCAAAGCAAATAGCAAATGCAGTTAAAACCGTAATATCCAACTGCATTTTAACGAAAGGAGTAAAGGTAGATAATCTTTCAACATTTGATATTGAATATTTGTTTTTAAATATTCGTGGAAAATCTGTTGGAGAAACTGTAGAGGTTATGATTACCTGTCCAGATGATGGTGAAACTAAGATTCCCATCGAAATAAATCTAGATGATATTCAAGTTCATACAAGTAAAGAACATAGTAGAGATATTAAACTCGATAGTAATTTAACTCTCAGAATGAAATATCCATCATTAAATGAGTTTATCAAAAACAATTTTAGTAACATTAGTACTGTAAGTGTTGATGATACTTTTGATCTAGTTTCTTCTTGTATGGAACAAGTTTATTCTGAAGAAGAATCCTGGTCTGCTTCTGATTGTAGTAAAAAAGAATTGTTGGAATTCCTTGATCAACTTTCTCCAAGTCAATTTAAGGAGATTGAAAAGTTCTTTGAAACGATGCCCAAACTTTCTCATACTATTACTTTTACAAATCCAAAAACTAAAGTTGAAAATGAAGTTGTTTTGGAGGGATTATCTGATTTTTTCGCATAGGGATGGCGCACGAAGATCTTGCGTCATATTACAAGACTAATTTTGCCTTGATACAACATCATAAATACTCTTTAACAGAGTTAGAAAATATGATTCCCTGGGAAAGAGAAGTATATCTTTCTCTTTTACAACAGTTTATAGAAGAAGAAAATCTAAAGAACAAGGTAAATGGTTGAGATCTCATCACCAATTTCTAGAGAAAATAGAATTCAAATATCCAGATCAGCTAATATTTCTGGATTAGTTGGTGATAGATCTTCTGTTCTTTCTCAAAATCCATATCAAGTACAAAAATCTGGTCCAGATCCACAAACGATACAACTTTTAGAGACAAATCAGTCTTCTTTAAATGTTATATCTTCTGGTCTGGTTACTCTTAGACAAAGAATAGATAATCTTTCAAATTCATTAAGTTCACTATCATCTACTGTAGTTAATAATAGTATTCTTGAAAATTATAGAGAACAGCAAAAAATACAGCAGGACAGAATACTAGAGCAACAGGCACTTAGAGATGAATCCGAATCTGTTATTGAAAATAAAGTAAGTTCGGCATTAGTTGCTCCCGTTAAAAATATTTCAGAAAAAGCTTCTGGTAGTTTGAATTCCCTAATGGGGACTCTCACTAAACTTTTTCTTGGATGGTTGTCATTTAATGCTATAAACCAGATAAGTAAATTAATTGACAAATCATCCGAAGGTTTAAAAAATCTTAAAAAAGGTGCTGAAGATAACTTTAAGTTTATTTCAAATATATTTGGTAATATAAAAGGTGCAGTAGATGATATTATTGGAAAAATTTCTAATTTTTCCAATTCAATATTTAAATTTGTGACTGATAATCCTTTGGTAAATTCAATTAAATCCTTGTTATCAAATTTTGGTCTTGGTGGGGATAAACCACCATCTCCACCCCCAGAACCATCTCCATCTCCATCTCCAGCATTAAAAGAAGGTACTAAATCTGGAACAGAAGCAGTATCTGAAGCAGCAACTAAATCGGGAACTAGAACTGGAACAGAAGCAGTATCCGATGCAGTAACTAAGGCAAGTTCAAAAGCATCTAGAATGCTTCCATTCCTCAATATACCAGTATCTTCATACTTTGCTTATCAAAATATGAAAGAGGGTGATCCTATTGGAGCAGGGTTTGATGTCGGTGGAATGATTCCTGGTCCTTTAGGATGGGCTTCAATTGGAGCTGGTGCATTATATGAGAATGTGACTGGTGGTGGAATAAAAATGAAAAATCCATTTGAATCAAAACCAGAAGAATCAAAAGGACAGTCTGTAACTCCATCACAACCGAAAATAAGTTCTGCTCAGCAAAATATCACTCCCGAAAAAACAACAGATAAGAAAGAAACTCCTATATCTCAACCACAAGTTCCATTTATACCTTTTGCATTATCTCAAAAAGATGAAAATGCAAATCAATCAGAGGTTTCAAATCCTTCAAACGTTTCTGTCAATCTTGGAGATCAAATAACCACTATTAATCCCAAAGTATCTTCTACATTTAGTGAATCTCAAAATTATTCTGTAGATATGGCCTCAGTATTGGATATCAAACAACCACTCAAAACTGAGGAAGATGCTGCTTTTATGATGTTTGAAGGAAAGAAAAATGAGGAATTAATTTCTTCTAAACCTCAATCACCGACAATTGAGAGTATGAAGAAACCAGAATCTGCAGTTGGACCTTTAGAGAAACCACAACCAAATATTACTGTAGCACCTATTCCCCAACCATCTCAACCTGCAGGACCTCAAATGCCTTCTCCAAGTAATGATGTTCCTGCTATACCTTCTTCTAACCCTGATAATTTTTATGCCTTATATTCACAAGTACACTATAATATTGTAATATAAAATGGCACCCAATATACTCAAAAAGTCCATACTTAATTTTAAAAATATTACTAAGGGTATGTTCTCTCTTAATGAGGGGTTAGGTAGAAGTCAGAAATATACTGCAAATATTAATAAGGATATTTTAAAGAGTTCTGAGAGAAAGAAAAATTATTTAAGAGAAAGTTCATTTTCTTTTAAAAGAAAAATAGAATCTTCTAGAAGAAGAAAATCTGAAGGTATTATAGAATTGTCTAAAGTTGGTGCAGTTTTTAGAGCTCCATCTAGAGTAATAGCAGATACAACTCAGGGATTTTTTAGTAGGATATTGAATTTTGCAGGAACAATTATGGCAGGGTGGATGATTTATAATCTACCTTCCATTATTGGAATGGCACAAGAGTTGGGTTCAAGAGCTATAAGATTCACTCAGATCTTACAATCTTTTACACCAAATGTATTAAGTATTTTGGGTTCTTTTGGAGATCTTTTAGGGTCATACGTTAGAAATTTTATATCATTTGATTTTAAAGATTCCAACAATAGAGTTGAGAATTCGATGAAAAATTTAAATAATGCTCTTTCTGGATTGCAAGGTTCTTTTGATGAAGTAATACAATTATTCACAACTCCTCTTACTAAAGGACTTGGTGGGAGACAAGATTCTCCAGAATTAGGAACTGATTATACTGATCAAAAAAGTAGATCTGGTGGTGGAGGAGGTGGAGGAAGATGGAAACCTTTGTTGGATGTGATTTCTTCAGGTGAAGGAGGATATGAATCGGTTAATCCAGGACAAGTAGTTCCAGGTTTGACTGAAATGACTATTGCTCAAGCTTGGGAAACTGCTAAAAGAGTTGGAAAATCTAAAGGTGGATCAGGTGCTATGGGTAGATATCAGTTATTATCTGATCCCATAGGAAGAGCAAAAAATGCAGGTTTAGATCCGTATAAAGATAAATTTAGTCCAGAAAATCAAGATAAAATTGCAGTTTATATTATTGAAAATATTAGATATGGTAAAGATTGGTTGTCTGGTAAACTAGGAGATTCTGATTTTGCACAAGGTTTAGCAAATGAATGGGCAGGTGTACCTAATTTATCTGGACGATATTCATATAAGGGTCAAGGAGGAAAAGTTAAAGCATCATCAGTTAAAGCAGCTTTAGAACAAGTTAAAAAAGGTTCTTCACAAACGCAACCATCACCATTAACACCAACTGTAACTCCACAAACTCCTTTATCTACTAATTTTTCTTCCATAAGAGGTACAAGTGGAACAGTCAAGTATGGTGGTAGAGAGAGTGCGGAGTTATCTGTCCCATATAGTCCGTTTAAATCTGGATCTGGAGCGGTCATCACTTCAGGTATGGGATTTAGGAGAAGTACTAATTCTTATCATAAAGGATATGATTTGGCAGCATCTGCTGGAACCCCCTTATACTCATATTTCCCAGGAAAAGTAACTCATATAGGTTTAGATGGAACTTCATCTAGTGCTGGATATGGAAACTGGGTTGTGTGGAAAGATGATATGTATGGGGCATATCACTTTTTTGGTCATATGGTAAATAAACCACCAGTAAGAGTTGGGCAAATTGTTAGTCAAGGAACATTAATGGGAAATGTTGGTAGTACTGGAAGATCTGGTGGTCCGCATCTACACTGGGAAATTTCAAATAGTCCCCCACAACCAAATGGACAATTTACTTCACTTGAAGATCCAGGATCTTGGTTAAAAAATCATCCACTTAAAAAAATTGAAGGTCAACCACAGAATCCACAAATTTCTCCACCTACACCATCAGGATCTCCTTCATCACAAAAACCTAAACCAGCTCAAATTTCACCACTACCTAAAGATCAACCAAGTGAAAAGTTAATTCCCGAACAAACTGCAGATTCTTATGTGGTTCCTTTCTTATATCCACAACCCCAAGTGCAACCTTCTGGCGCAGTAATGAGTGGTGGTAAAGAAAATATTCCTTATGGTGATAATACGTTAAATAGATTCATAACTAAAAAGTTACTCTTAGACTTAGCATACACATAATGTCAGTAAAAAAGTCCATATATGAAGAGTTCTTCATAGAATCTAACGATAGATCAAAAACTGTTGATATCAAGCAGGGTGTTGCTTCTTTTGATTACTATGAGGATATTTTTTCCCCAACAATTACTGCTAAGGTTATCGTTGCCAATACAGGTCAATCAATAACTGGTAAGGATGGTAAACCTCAATCGATTTATAATGGTTTACCTTTAAGAGGTGGAGAAAGAGTTTCTATAAAAATTGCTGGAAATTCTTCAACAAATCCTGGACTTGATTTTGCTACAAATACAACAGATTATTTGTATGTTTCTAGTATTTCAAATGTTATTAGTGAGACTCAGAGAGAAAGTTTTGTTCTCAATTTAGTTTCAAGAGAAGCAATCACAAATGAAACAACTAGGGTTCCTAAGAAGTTTCCAACTTCATCATCAATTGATGAATCAGTTAATGCTATCATAAAAGATTATTTAAAAACTGATAAGGTTGGAAAAATAGATAAAACCTCAAACAAATATGGTTTTATCGGTAATATGAGAAAACCATTTACAGTTTTAGTATGGTTGGCATCAAAAGCAGTTCCTAATATGTCTGGAGATGCTACTGCTGGATTTGTATTTTTTCAAACCAAAGACGGTTTTCAATTTAGATCAATTGATACTTTAATTACAGAAACTTCAAAGGCAACTTACACATATACCGAAGTTAATCAATCTAGTATTGATCGTAATAACGATTTCAATATCTTAAAATACTCTACAAATAGAAATCAAAATCTTTTAGAAAAACTGAGATTAGGGACATACTGTAGTTACAGAATGTTTTATAATCCATTAACTTTTGAGTTTACAAGTCCAGAAAAAGGAATATTTAAGTTTTCAGATTATGCTGGAAATATGAAAAATCTTGGAGATGATATGGTTCTTCCAAATATAACGAATTCATCTAATGTTACTCTTGGCGATATTCCAACAAGAATTTTGACTCAAGTTTTAGATATTGGTACTATGGAAAAAGGTGTATCTAAAGATACAAATTCTGATCCATTTAAGTATCAGTCTCAGACCATTATGAGATATAATGTTTTGTTTACTCAAACTTTGAATATGACTATACCATCAAATACAAATTTGAGAGCGGGAGATATTATTACTTGCGAATTTCCAAAAATTTCTAACTCTGACAGTAAAGAAATGGACGATGATCAAAGTGGACTATATATGATAAAAGAACTTTGTCATCACTTTGATACTGAGGGATCTTACACTTCTATGCTATTAATTAGGGATACATTTGGGAGACACGGGACAAATAATAAAGAGTAAGTAGACATGCAAGATGAATCTCTAATCAAAAGTAATTTTATCGGTAGAGATGGATTTAGGTGGTGGATTGGTCAAATACCACCAGAAAAATCTCACGGAAATCAATTAAATGGTGCTGGATGGGGAAATAGATATAAAGTTCGAATTATGGGTTATCACCCATACAGCCTGGTTGATCTACCAGATGAAGATCTTCCTTGGGCACAGGTTCTTTTGCCTTCAACTTCAGGAACAGGGGCTCAAAATCAAGCGGTTGATATTAAACTTGCTCCGGGAGATACTGTATTTGGATTTTTTCTTGATGGTGATAATGCTCAAGTGCCAGTAATTATGGGTGCTTTTGGAAGAACTTCACAGGTTCCAGCAAAAGACTACAAAAATCCATTCGTTCCTTTTACTGGATATACCAGTAAAGTTAAAAATGACGGTAAGAACGTAGTAAAAGATCAAACAAATGAGCAGAATGCAAATTCTCAGAAGTCACCTAGACACGTTTCTACTGAACAGGCAAAAAGTCTTGGTAAGGATGAAAGAACTTATTTTACTGGAATTTCCGATATTTTAGTTGCAGGAACTGAAGATACTTCAAAAACAATAGACAAAATTGGTGCAGAAGTAACTAACTTATTAAATGCGGTCAAATCTGGTCTCAATAAAGTTTCAACATTAGTTAATATTGTAACTGATAAGATTCAGTCAGTTACAAATGGTTTGATTGGAAGTATGATATCAAAAGTATATTATAGTTTAGCACCTATAATTAATCAAGGATTAAAGGCATTATATCAGCAAGTTTATAATTTAGTTTTTGCAGCAACTAAATCTCATCAAATTGCCCATTTGGCTGGTGTTGCTGCACAAACTGCTATGGTTGGTCCAGTTAATAACATTCAGCAACTTCTGCCTTCTTTGGCGAATAAAGTTATTGGATCTCTTGGATCTGTAATATCTGGTCTATTAAAATCAGTAGTAAAAAATTCTAAAAGATTTAAATCTTGTGCAACTAATCAATTTAGTGGATCATTAATTAACCATATTATTAAACAAATCGAATCTGGAATGAGTGGAGTTCTTGGTGGTATAGAAAAAATCTTATCTTTAGTTGGTGGGTTTGATGTGACTGGATTTCTTCGTAATAGTATAGAATCTATTTCGGGAATAGTTGCTAACGTTAGTAAAATTAATAAAAGCACTATAAAAAGAGATTTTGAGGTAAAGGTTAATGAATGGATGATTGGTAGAGGATCAAAGGATGCTCCTGGCCCAGATTTTAAAGAAATTATAAAAAGTGTAAACGCAGATAATCTTATAGAAGCTTTTGGTAACAAGAAAAAAGATTTGGAAACTGTAGCAAAAGATATTGGATCTGCTTTTGATGGATTTATGGTATCTTCCAAGTCATCTTCTTCCAAATGCTATACAGGAACTCCAGTTTCTTGCAATCCACCAAAGGTTAAAATATTTGGTAGTAAGGGAAAAGGTGCGAAAGCAGTTCCAATTATGGGAGCAGTTGTTGGGAAAGGTAGAGAAAGAACAGGTAGTGTAATTGGTATAAAAGTTACTGAAAAAGGAAAAAAATATGATTTTCCACCATTTGTAGAAATTAGCGATGATTGTGACCAAGGGTATGGTGCTGTTGCCAGAGCAGTAATTAATGATGATGGTGAACTTGAATCAATTTATATGGTTTCTGAAGGTGAAAATTATCCAGTTGGGGAATTAGATCCTTATTATGTGGAATCTATTGATATTATAGAATCTGGAGAAGATTATTCCGCAGGTGATTATGCAATAGATCAATTTGATAATAAGTATGATTTGCAAATAGAAGATGGAATTATTGTTTCAGTCACTCCAATAAATATTATAACAGTAGTTGATCCAATATCTAACGTTACAGTAGTACCTACTACACCATCTACGAATAATCGACAGGTTGGTGAAACTAGAAAGGTTGAACAAATTATTAGAGTTGATGATATTCCAGAATTAACTGTAATAAGTGAGACTGGATTTGGTGCTATTTTAAGTCCAAGATTAGATATTGTTCCAAGTAAAGTTGATGAATCTGGCAATTATATAATAAAACCTGTTACGCAGATAGATTGTATTAGTTAATATGGCGCAAAGACCTTTCAAAAAACAGAAGTGGCAGAGAAGAAGTATATGCAGTCTTGGGCCTAATTTTAGGTATGATATATGTAATCCTCAAATGGGATTGGATGGATTTGATGTCTATAATTTTTATGGAGTTACTGATAAGAATGAAATTTCTTTAAGTGGTTTAAGTGCTGGTGGATTATCTAAGATTTATTCTGATGGATCTTTAGAAATTATTGCTGGTCAAAAAAGTAAATCTACTGGTGTTGATATAGTTATCACGGGAAAAAACGGCGATGTTTGGATTACTGCAGAAAGAAATGGGGAAATTAGAATTAGAGGAAAAAATATTGTATTAGACGCAGATGAAAATATAGAACTTAGTGCTGGGAAAGATATTAATTTAAAGGCAAGTGCAGGCAGAATCTTATTAAAGGCAACTGAAGCTTCAGTTGATGCTCTTCTAGGAAATCTTCCACCATTACCTATGACTTTTGGTGGAATTTCTTTTGAGGGTACTTATGTTGGTACTGATGTCTTAACAAGTACTTTTACGGGAATATTCTAATATAATGGAAAATACTAATTATCTTAGTTTACAACAACTTTTTAACGATCGCGCCACATTTTATGCTGGAATGATTGTCTATGGTGACATAGAAGTTGAAAAAGCTATAGATCAATTAGTTAAAACTTCAGATGATTGGGAATTTGAAAATCCAGTTTTAAAATTT